CTGTTGTTTTGGAATTGTTGGCGATCTAAATCATTTACAGGTTTGTATTCCATGTAATAAGTCTCAGCTTGTTCGTATACCTTTTGAAATATGCTATCGTTAATCTCTGGATAAGGTTTGTGAATAACATGTTTATCTCCTACCCATTCTACATCTGCATGTAATAATATTCCTGCTTTACCTACAGCATTGCCGGCTTGCATCTTAGAATTAATATCAAACTCTCTGCGATCCTTCTCATCACAATATAAATATTTAAAACTCCATACTCCATCTTTTTGATTTAATTGCGATGGTGAGAAATGATCTATATTATATTTCTGGGACCAGATCGGAAGCAGCTCTCTTTTTTTCTTAGCTGCAAAATATTCTGCTAAAACTTTATCTGGTAAATAACCTGTTAATGTTTCCATGTTGTTCAAAACAGCTTATGAATTAATATAGAACAAATGACAATAGAATAGTTATAAACATTGTTCATAAGATCTATGGTTGTATTAATAGTTTTTTTGGCTATATAACATTTACTATGAAATTATTAGATTTTAAGAACAAGAACAAACTTAGTTATAGTGGATTAGCAAAGATGTTGGAGATCAGTGGTAACAATCCAACAGCTACAGTTCGCAAATGGTGTTTGGGTGAAAGAATACCACGCAGCTCTAATATTATTAATATACAAAATAAAACAAATAATAAAGTTAAAGCGCAGGATTTTTATGGTTAATAGAAAAGAGAAATCTAAAAAATATAAAAACTCAGCTATAGATTTTACTCGCTATGTTGTAACCTGGAGAGACATTGTTTCAGACAGCTCCTGGCAGACTATTGACGATGCTACAAATCAGAAAACAGCTATTGTTAAAAGTCTTTGTCATATTTTAAAAAAGACTAAAACAGACACAATAACATTTGCTGATTACAGTATTGATAATGATGATGATACTAATGTTGAGATTGCTAATACTAATATCATTCCCAATTCAGTTATTATTAGTGTTGAAAAGACTAAGTGAAGATAATTTTAACTATTATTATGATGAACAGTACAGTTTATAATTTTGAATATAAGATTGATAAATACGATCCTTTTTTTTGCGATGCTGCATTTAATAAATTAACTTATCCAGGTAAAGTAAAAGGCAAGAAAACTACACAAATGGGAACCTTTTACAAAAGCAAAGAAGTTCTTGGCTATACATGTACAATACAATGAATGAAAACAGTGTTGCCGCATTGAGATTTTGTTTAGAAGAAATAATAAACAATCAAAACACTTGCATTGAAAAGCAACGATTTAATATTGAAGAATTAGAAAAAAGGGTAAGTATTTTAACAGAAGAGCTACAAGCAAATCAATTAGAAATTTCTAAATTATTAAAAAATAAATAATGGCACGAGATAATTACTATAATGAAGGCGATAAATACTCAAATTGGCATCGTTATGCTGATGATAATTTGGGGATGATAGATTTAGATCAGGTAGAAATATGCAGAAAGTGCTACGAACCTTTATTTCTTGCCGAGACTTGTTACGATAAAAACCAAGCATACAAAACATCTACCACAACACGAAGACTTGCTGAGAGAGCTAAGTTGGATGCTTACCTGGTATTTTATCAATACGATGAAATTAAGGGTGCTGTAGTCGGTTTTAGGGTACAGAAAATAGCACCATTCAAATCGCAGATGTTCCAATTAAGTGTACAGGATTGGATTGGTGAAATGGCTAAGTATCACGAAGATCACAAGAAGTTTTGTATTAAGGAAACAGGTTAATCTATAAATGAGCTTGTATCACAAATTAGATCCGGTGATTATGAGACACGATAAGTTATCCCCACAATCTAAATTAGTTTATTATGCACTAGTTACCTTTTGGAATGAAAAGACGAAAAAATGCTTCCCCAAGATGAAAACTATCAGTTCGCTAACAGGTTTATCATATTCAACTGTAAGACGTTCCATTGCGGAGCTTGCTAGACTAAAGGTTATAATCGTGCATAGACTAAGATCCACGCAATCTTATACATTACCGCTTCAAAACAAGATGTGCCTCACAGAACACTCAGATGTGCCTCACAGGCATAATAATAAACTAGATATATATAACTATAATAGTAGATATAAAAATTTTAGTAAAAACCCAACTCAGTTTAATCCCAGATCCCCCATCCCTATGGATGATAAATACTTAGTTAAATTTAAAGCTATTGGTATTGAGGGGGAATTTGTGTGCGTTGAGGAAAGAGCTTCAGGCAAGAGGTTTAAAATACACAGGTTTAAAAAACAAGAACCAATACCGGATTAGTGTTTATAACTTATGTGTTGCAATAGGTTGTATGTTCGCTTAGATAATCCACAAGATATGGTTGGGAAACCTTTACATAAGATTCAGTGCGATAGTATGACGAGGGGTAGTAAATACACTGTGAGATGTAAGGCAAAAGGTTACCTGATGAAGTCTGGTTTTTATAGATGTAAAAATCATGGTGGGATGAGTGATTGGAATGCTAAGACGATTGAAGGTAAACTCAAAGCATTACGTAACTTAAAGTTTTTAAAACATTTAACTGAAGATGAACTCAGAGCAAAATACATTAAGCAGCGATCTCCAGGAGAAGACAGCTCAACAATTAATAACACTTGATAAAATCTCTACTGAGCTAGAGAAGGGAATTCCACTCACTAAAATTTGTAAAGATAAAACTATGCCAAGTTTATCTACAGTTTACAAATGGATGCGTGAAGACGATAAGATTTATTTAACAGTAATGAAAGCAAGAAGGATTGGTGCATTCACTTTGCTTGATGAGATTAATGAAGAGTTAGCAAACCCCAAGAGTAATCAGGAGATGATGTATTGGCGAGAGAAGTTAACGCATGTGCGTTGGATGGTTAGTAAACTAATATCTGATATCTTTGGTGAGAAGTCTAAGCAAGAGATTAAACAGGATAACACAATCACAATACGTTGGGGTGGAGAGGTTAAGAAAACAATACAGGTTGATGCTGATAATGTTGAATAGTTGGTTAATGTATACGTTGACACACAGTCGTGCGCGCGCGTTATGGAGTTCTTTTCATATTCTATGCGGTTTATTGCTACACAATTACAGGTTGCTATTGATAACCTATAAGTTATCGTTAGTAATAAAAGCAGTATGTTGCAGTGCATGGGTGATAACTGTTAATTATCGGAAATGCAGTGTGGGTTGTATTGCTTGGATTTTGGCGAACAAACCAAGAACATTTAGGGGGGTATACCCAAGCAGGCAGGCGCGAAAATTATTTATATCTATATTGGGAATTTCACACACACAGCCACACACTCACCATGTCTAAAGAAGATGACGCATTAATTACAGCTTTGTTATTTGTAAATGAAGATTCTGGTTCTTTGGTAATTCATTTTAATGGATTTCAGGATAACGATCACATGGATAAATTCGCAAATAAAATATTAAAAAAGATTGGAATTGATTATCATAAAATAGATGATATTTCTGATATGCCAAAGATACATTAATGATAGTTGATATACCCTACGATCCAAGACCCCAACAAAAAGAACTGCACGAAAAGCTAAAAGAGTTCCGATTTTCTGTACTTGCTTGTCATAGAAGATTCGGCAAGTCAGTAATGTTAATTAATCATTTACTTATTGAAGCACTGCTAAACACAAAAAAGAATCCGAGATATGCCTACATCGCTCCAACATATCGCCAGGCGAAAAACATTGCTTGGGATTATTTAAAACAATATGCAGGAGTTATTCCTGGAGCTAAATTTCACGAAACAGAATTGAGATGCGATCTACCCAATGGCGCCAGAATAACCCTGCTATCTTCTGAAACACCTGATAGCATTAGGGGTATATTTTTAGATGGAGCTTGTTGCGATGAGATGGCGCAAATAGATCCAACACTTTGGAATGAAGTTCTTAGACCCTGCCTATCCGACAGAAAAGGATGGTGCGTTTTTATTGGAACACCTGCCGGAATGTCAAATCAGTTTTATGAATTATATCAGTATGCATTAACCCATGATGATTGGTTTGCTTATACAGCTCCAGCATCCAAAACAAACATAGTTGATGAAGGAGAATTAAAAGCTGCAAGAGAGCAAATGGGAGAAGAAAAATATCAACAAGAATTTGAATGCTCATGGATAGCAAATATATCAGGATCTATTTTCGGATCTATTATTAAAGATTTAGAAGATAAAAAACAATTAACTAGAGTTCCTTACAATCCGGCATTCCCAGTTAATACATCTTGGGATATTGGAGTTGGAGATTCTACAGCTATAATATTCTACCAACAAATTGGAGCTGCAATTCATATAATAGATTACTACGAAAACAACAAAGAAGGTTTACCTCACTACTGCGATATTGTTAGCAAGAAAGATTACTATTATAAAACACATTATGCACCGCATGATATAGAAGTTACTGAATTTTCTTCTGGCAAGACTAGAAGAGATGTAGCTTATCAGCTAGGTATTAATTTTAAAATTTTGCCGAAGCTGCCGCTAGAAGATGGGATCCATTCAGCTAAAATGATCTTACCTAGATGCTGGATTGACATGGATAATTGTAAACATCTAGTTGATGCATTAAGACATTACCATAGAAAATATAACGAAAAGATGAAGATATTTCATAGCAAGCCAGTACATGCCTGGTCATCGCATGCAGCCGATGCTTTTAGATATTTAGCATTATCAGTTAATGATGTTTTAACAAAGAGTACATCTATGCCTAGAGCTACAGATTCTGAGTATAAGATCTTTTCTAAATAAGTATTTACCAATGGCAAATAATATAATATGGATTTAACATGTTACAAAACTTAACAAAATTTTTAGGAGAATAGTTATGGGATTTTTAATGCCTAAAGCTCCAGCTCCGCCACCACCTCCGCCGCCGCCAGCTCCTCCGCCTGCTTATGATGACAAAGCGAGAGCAGAAGAAGTTGCTGCACAACAAGCTGAGATTAGACGTAAACGTAAAGGAAGAGCATCTACAATTTTAACTGGCGCGCAAGGATTGACAGAAGAAGAAACTTTACAGAAAAAAACTTTACTAGGAGAATAATATGGGAGGAGTTACATCACCAATTAAATCAGTCATAAGCTCATTTGCTGGAGCAAAACCAGTAGCAGCTCCACAAGTTGATGCTCCAAAACCACAACCTATTTCATCACCAACTCAAGCAGAAGTTGATCAGGGAGAAGCATCAAGATTAATTAAAGCAAAAAGAAGAGGAAGATCTATGACTATACTTACATCACCTTCTGGTGTAAGCGATCAGACTACTCTTTCTACTAAAACTTTATTAGGCGCATAATATGGCAATGAATCCAAAAGCAAAATTGGTATTGGATAGATACCAAAGTTTAAATACTCAACGTCAAACTTGGGAAGAACATTGGCAAGAAGTTGCGGATTATATGATGCCGCGAAAAGCAGATATTACAAAAAAAAGATCTAAGGGAGACAAAAGACACGAACTAATTTTTGATGGTACAGCAATTCATTCTTTAGAATTATTGTCAGCATCATTACATGGAATGCTAACTAATATTGCATCACCATTTTTTTATTTAAAATATAGAAATAATCAACTTGATAAAGATGATGAAGCAAAAGAATGGTTAGAATCTTGTACAGACATTATGTACAAAGTTTTTTCTTCATCTAATTTTCAACAAGAAATATTTGAACTATACCATGATTTAATTTCTTTTGGTACAGCAGCAATGTTGATTGAAGAAGATATTAATGACGATCTAAGATTTAGAACTATTTATATTGCAGAAATTTTTATTACCGAAGATGAGCGAGGTATGGTGGATAGCATGCTTAGAAAATTCTATTTACCTGCTAGAACAGTAATGTTAAAATTCGGTGAAGCAAACTTACCAAAAAATTTAAAAGACAAAGCAAAATCATATCCACATGATGAAGTTCCAATATTACATTTAGTAATGCCAAATGAAGAATTTGGAATT